TGATCGCCAGTTTCGGATAGGCGCGGGCAAACTCCTCCCCGAGATCAAATACCTTGGCGATGACAGAGGTCAGGTTGGTCTTGAATGCCGTAAATGTCTGGGTGAGCTTGTCGACTTTGTCGTCGAGCTTGTCGAGGCTCTCATAGGTGTCCTCGGATGCGACGACGCCCATATTGATCAGCTCGCGCGTGGTGTCCCGGATGCCGGAACTTGAATTGACGAGCAGCGGGATCAGGTCGCGCAGCCGGCCGCCGAGAGCGGCATTAGCGGCCTGGGCCCGTTCGGCGGGATCTGTGATGCTCAGCAGGCGGTCGCGGACCTCGTCGAGCAGCGTGACGGCGTCCTTGGGCCTGCCCGTCGTTAGGTCGATCATCTGGATCCTGAGCATCTTCAGGGCGTCGATGAATTCGCCCTTGCCCTCGCCCAATTCCTCGTTCAGCTTGCCGATGGTGCGGGATAGATCCATCCCCTCTATCCCGGCCTGGCGCGCGACTTCCTCGAGCGCGGCGATCTCCTGCCGGCTGATGCCCGTCTGCGCGGACAGGTTTTTCAGGCGCTCGGCGTTGTCTGCGGCAGCGAGCGCAAACCTGGCTATCCCGGCGCCGGCGGCGACCGCAGCCGTGGCGATGCCGCCCAGGGCAACGCCGACCGGGCCGATGGATGCAAGGAGGTTGGATATCCCGGATTGCGCCGCCTGCATCGGATTGGTCGCGAAGTTTTGGATGCTGCGGCCGAGGTTTTCGAAGCTGAACTTACCGGCATCCGTCACCCCGTACATATGCACCATTTTGGCGACCATCGGGTCCACGGCCTGCCCGAATTTTATCGCCTGGTCGTGCGCCTTCTGCAGCTTGTCGCCGTAGACTGCCCACATTTGGCTGGTGTTTTTGCCCTGGGAGGCCAGCAGCTTCATCTGGTCGCCGAGCTTCAATGTGGGGTTGATAATGGCGTCGAACGACTTCACCACTTTGTTGATGTTCTTGGTGAACTTTTCGTCGTTCAGGGCCATTTCAACGACGACTTGCCCGACCTTAGCGGCCATTGGACGCCTCCATGTCAACAGCTCCAATGAGCTTTTGGATCAACAGATCGGCCGCGGCGTCGGCCTTGTTGGCAAACGCAGGCCGCATGATCGGATTTGGCGATGAGCCTGGATGGTCGAACACGAGGTATTTGTTGCGCTTCATCTTCACCATGATCTTGTGCGGGCGGGTTCCGAATTCCACGAGGTGGCCGTGGTGGACCTTTTTATTGTCGAAGCCGATGAGGCCATAGGCGCCCGATTTGCGGATGTGGACCGCCTTGACTACGCAGTTCTTTAAATGCCGTCTTAGGTCGGGCCCTTTAAGGAATAGAAAAAAGTCGTCCTTGTATGGGCGCTTGCGTACAATTTTGGCGGCGTTTGCCTGGGCTTCTGCGCGAATGACCTCCGCCGATTCCTCCATGGCTTTGCGTAGGTGCTTGCGCTTGACTCGCTCGGGCAGCTCGCGCAGGTGCATCTGGATCTGCGACACGCCAATCAGTTTTATCGATATGGGTTCGCCGATCATTTTTTGCTCTGTGCCGCCTGTACCTTTGCCAGGTGCTGCATAATGTTCGCCTCCTGGGCGTCCGCTTCGCCCTGTTCCCTCGAATTCGCCCGGGCGGCGATATACGCCAGGAATTCAGAGTATTGCCGTGCGGACATGGCCCTGAGCATCAGGTCCGGGTGTGGATATCCGAGATCGTGGGCGAGCTGCCACACTCCCCACGATCCCGGATCGGTCAGTTTTTTCTGACAGCCTGCTGGCTTTCGTCATCCAGGCCATTTAGCTCGAGGGCCTGATTCGAATACTTGGTGATCAGCCGCTGCGGCAGCTTGATCACATCGGACTCCGGGGCAAAAGTGCCGTCGTCGGCCTGCAGGCAGGCTGCAAGCATAAAAACCTGCAGTTTTGCCTGCTTGGAGGTTTTTTTCTGCCAGCCCTCGCCGAATTCGGATTCCACGCGCTCCATAATTTCCTGGTATTTTTCCCCGGACACTTCCACCAGGTTGTACTGCTTGCCATTGATCTCAACCATTCCCCGCCTCCTACTAGTGCGTCACGGTCGTGACGGTGCCGGCGATCTTCAGCGTGCCGCGCAGCACGACCTTGCCCTTGAGCTCCGAGAAATCGGTCTCGAGCTTGGTGATGACGCCCGGGAACTGGTAGCCGTCGCTGTTGCGATCGAGCACCTGGAAGTTCTTTTTCGAGGAATTCGAGTAGGCCGTCCGGAACAGTCCCTGTGCCGTGTCGCCGTGGATGTCGTTGGCCTCGAACTGGAGCTCGTTGCCGTCCTCGAGGTCGAACACCTCGTAGTCGTACTGACCCGTGGTGTCGTGGTTGGTCATGTCGACCAGCTCCTTGCTGCCGCCGACCGGTCCGACCGAAAACAGCTCCGGCAGTGCCGTGAAAACTTCCGGGCTCGCGCCGTCGCCGATTTTTAGCTTTGTTTTGAAGGCTTTTCTGCCGTCGCTCATTTTGATTCTCCCAATAAAAAAGGCCCGCTTACGCGAGCCCTGAAATGGAAACGCCCCGGTCTCCCGAGGCGTTACGTTGTGTTACGGGTTGTTACGTTGCGTTACTTACCAGTGAGCCATGAAGTCCCGGCTGCGCCCCTCGATGTGGCGCAGCGTCGGCTCCTCCTCGAAATCCATGTCCGGGTTCTGCCCCTCGTCCCAGATGTCGACGTCCACGGTCGTTTCCGGGCTTGCGTCGTCGCCGATCACGTCCGAATAGCTTTTAAGCAGCTCGTAATAAGCCTCCATGGCGCTTTCGGCGGCGGCGACTGTGAGAGCATAGACGTCGATCTGAATCCGCGCCTGGCGGAATCCCACCACGCCCACGTCGTGCGTCAGCTCGACCGGAGGCTGACTGACGATGTCGTAGACGGTCGCCGGATAGGACGGGTTCTGCGGCAGTTCGCGCGCGTAGATGTGGGGCGTGATCGCTGCCGTTTTTAGGATCTTGTAGATCGCCCACTTGATCGAGTCAGTCATTTATTCCAGCCTCGCCTCGCCCCTATAGTCCACGTTTGCGACCATTGTCAGTTGAACTGTCACCAAATTTATCTCGGCATTGATCGTGATGGATTTAAGCCCTTTTATCGGCTTACCATCCAGCAGCACTTCTCCTAGGTACAGCCTTGCGTTTCTCGTCCTCAAGGAAATCGTATGATATCTTTCGTCTGCTATCATGTCCGCCTCGCCTTCGCCCAGATGTTCCACCGGTTGCGACGACCGACCTCGTCGATCCGGTGGATGTCGTAGTACCGGCCGTCGTAGACGATCCGCATGGTCGGGACCAGGCCGGACACATAGCGGATCTGAAACTGCGTGTCGATCTCGGCCGTGAGCTGGCGCGCCGCCTCGAACTCCCGGCCGCCGCCGTAGTAGACGTTCGCCCACACGGTCGCCCAGTCCGTCCAGGTCTCTATTGGCTCGCCGTAAACGTCGCCGACGCCCTGGGTGAGAGTCTGGATCGTGATGCGGCGGTCGAGTTTGCCGATCGGGATGAGGGTCATAGCGGCCTCAATTCCAGTGGTCCGGCGTGCAGCAGGCGGATCCCGGCCGGGACCTCTGGGACATCGCCTTGCACAATGTGCGGATATCCGCCTCGCTCCGGGTGTCGCTCGTCATAGCCCTCGGTTATATTTCTGGGATCCAGCGTGTTATAGAAATTCCATTTTCGGATCCGGTCCTCACGGTGCATGTATCCCAGGTGTAGCAGGCTGGCGGCCGAGCGCCGGCGCCCGGCGAAGTTTGCGGCCGGCACGCACGACGGATGCAGGTTCCCCTTCGCCCCGGACCGGCGGAAGGCGTACTTTCCAATCATTTTGAACAGCGACGGCCGGCTGAACCGGCCATAGACGCCATCGACGCGCCACTGGGCCCGAGAATTCCAGAGGAATTTGATTCCCAAATTAAACGCGGTCGCGGATCCGCAGCCGGCGATCTCCCGCCGGATAATGCTTTCCGCGCCTGGCTCCAGTACCTCGTCGCCATC